AGTACGATGTTTCTAATGCGGGGCTTCAACCCCTCCGTGAAGAAATTTCAAAGCGAGGCACTTGTTGTTGGAAGAATCGGGTTCATGAAATGCTTGTCACGAAAGAACCAAACAAGACCATAGCAACAAACAGGATATTCCGTATCCACAAGCCAGACGGATATAAACCCAAAAGTGCTGAAAGGAACTTTAACATCTTAGCCGACACCCTTTCAACCGCTCCTAATTCCCTCTATTACCAAGCCCAAGAATACTTTCTATCAAATCAGATTGAGAAATGTATTGATTCAAGCCTAAGAGCCTTGGCCTTTTCGGAACTAGAGGACACGCTTCGATATGATGTGCTTTGTAATCTAGGGAGGATTACGGGTGATAGCGATAAGCTGGCGTGGCTCGGACAAGCCGTAGCCCTCCAACCAGACCGCAGAGAGGCGTATTTTTATATAGCAAACCACTACTCGGGGAAGGCCAACTGGCTGAAAGCCTACGGAGCAATTCGATGTTGCATGACCTTACATCGTCCAAAAGCTCATTATTGGAATCAAGTTGAAGCCATCTATAACTGGCAAGCCTTAGACTTGTTTCAAACCGCCTCTGTTTGTGTTGGGGAAAGCGTGGAGGTTGAGAAGGTAAAGAAGATGAAACCAGCCCCTAAGATAAGCATCATCCACGCTACAAGAGGCAGACAACAGATCGCTTGGCAAAGACGCTGGCAATGGTTGTGCTTGGCTGAGAAACCCCTTGAAGTTGAGTGGTTGTTTATGGTGGATGAGGATGAGAAACAAGATTACACCCCGCATCAAGGGATTCGATGTAATCCCGGCGGCATCATCAACGCATGGAACGCGGGGGCAAAAATAGCCAAGGGGGACATCGTTATTCAAATGTCGGACGATTGGAGTCCTCCTAGACATTGGGACACCCTAATTTCGAACGCTATTGGGGACACAAAGGCCGAGAAAGTATTGGCGGTATCTGATGGGCTGAGAACCGATAAGCTCCTCTGTATGGCGATTCTGACGAAAGACAGGCTAAAGAAACAGGGGCATATGTTCCACCCAGAGTATCAAGAGAGCGATGGGCTATATTCCGATAACGAGTTCACAGAGCTTGCCTACTTAGACCAAGTTGTGATTGAGGCTCGACATATTCAATTCAAGCACGAAAATCCTATGTTTGCAGGGGGCAACCCAGACGAGCAACTAAAGAACCACAACAAGCCAGAGTTCTATGAGAAAGGGAAAGCAATCTATGAAAAGCATAAAGCAAATAATTGGATGTAGGAAAGCTAAAAAGGGAGAGCATACCAAGGGGCTTGGTATAATTACTTTTGGCAAGTCTCGCCCCTGCAAAACCAAGTTCGTTAATGTCGATATTACCTACGACGATAAGGCTAAGAAGGAATTATATGAAGCTGGGATGCTGGCCTTGAAGCATGACCCGGAGGCGGTGATTCAATATGTGATCGTGAAAGCCCTCAAAGAATTAGCTACAAAGAAATGATTCACACCCACAACCATCTTCGCCTTGGGGACAACTTAGTTCAGCTCAACTTTCTGCGGAGATTGTTAGCGGAGAATCCCAAGACCAAGATCACCCACTACTACAACCCGCAATTCTGCAAGGGCGAAGAGATTATGCCTCTTCGAGAAGGATTAGAGGACAGGCTTTTTATTGAGGCCGAAGGACAACCAGCCGAGAGCCTTGATTCGTGGAGAGGGCAAGAGTGGTATGGGCATCCCGACAAACTAGATTTTGCCAAGTTTCACCTCGATTGGTTCAAGTCGCTCAGTCATAAGATGGGCTTTCTTTCGCCTATTAGATCGAGGGAGGATTTGCTTTTTGATTACCCAGCCTTGCTCCAACCTGCCCCCACTTATGATGTGATTGTTATTAACTCACAAGGCTTGTCTGGTCAATTTAGCGGCCACAACGAAATGATGTATGGGGAACTAATCAAATGGCTACAAGGCAAGGGCAACTCTGTTCTTTCCACAAAGCCAACTGGTCTCTGTGATGATTCAACTGGCAAAGATGTCTCTTGGATTGGGGCGGTATCTACCAAGGCAAAGATAATCGTTGGCAATTCAACTGGCGTAAGCTGGCCTTGTCTGAACATCCACAATCAAGAAGCCCTGCATATCCTTTGCCTAGACACCGAGGAGGTGGTTCTGACAAAACGAGGCAAGACGGTTCGGAGTATTGGGGAGGCGATTAAACTACTGGTATGAGCTACAAAGAGGAAATCACTAGCGCAATGCAGTCGCTCGCTTACGACCCAAAGATTCGGTTTGTTGGTTATGGCGTGAAGATAGGGGGACAAGCACTCGGCACATTAAAAGAAATCAAAGAGGAACAACTTGTCGAAACTCCGGTGGCCGAGAATCTAATGGTAGGGATGGCCATTGGAATGTCTTTGGTTGGGCTAAAACCAGTTGTGTTTATCGAGCGAATGGATTTTATTCTTAACGCTCTCGATGCCATTGTAAATCATCTTTCACAAGCCAAGGCAATTAGCCGAGGTGAGTTTTCCCCTGCGATAATATTGCGAGTCGTTGTAGGCAACCGAGCCAAACCCCTTTTTACTGGCCCAACTCACACCCAAGACTTCTCTCAATCCATAGCGGGAATGGTTGGCTTTCCAGTTCGACAAGTGACTAGGGAAACAGAGTTCGCCCCTATCTACGAGCACGCCAAGGCTTGTTTAGATCAAGGGCAAAGCACAATGGTTGTTGAATACAAGGATTTAATGTGAAGCAGAATAAATATAGCGACTACAAAATTTTCTCGTATCCAGAAAAGATATTGTCATTCAAGGATGATGTGCTTACCCCACCCATCTATGTCCGCATAAAGCCAATCAACAAATGTAATCACGCTTGCTACTGGTGCGTGTATTCAGATGGAACACTTAGGCCGAAGGATAGGGCGGAAAAACATTTACAGGCGGGGATGCACAAAACGATGGTCGAGAAGGATGTTATGCCAACAGAAAAAGCCCTTGAACTTGTAACTGACCTTGGACTCATAGGAACAAAGGCAGTTACTTTCTCTGGGGGTGGCGAGCCTCTACTGCATAAGGACATCGCTCAAATAATGTTTAGGACAATCGAGTGCGGTCTTGACCTTTCGATTATTACCAACGGCCAACTCTTGTCTGGCGAGAGGGCGGTAGCCTTGGGCAAAGCAAAGTGGGTTAGGATTTCAATGGATTACACGAGCGCAAAGCAGATGAGCGAAAGCCGAAATGTACCAGAGGCATCTTTTGATAATATCCTCAAAAACATAACCACCTTTAGCACAACCAAAGAAAGCACTTGTGATCTAGGAATCAATTTCATTATCACTAGGGAAAACCACGAGGGGATTGTTCCCTTTGCTAAAAGGCTAAAGGAGTCTGGCGTTGGCAACATTCGATTTAGCCCTGTTTATATCGAGGGATTCAAGACCTATCACGAGCCTATTGCCCAAAGGGTGAGAGAACAACTAGCCGAGTGCCAAGACTTCTGTGACGATTCATTCAGCATTAACACCACCTACGATCTAACCAGCCCTAGCAAGTCACCAGTTCGTCCCTTTCATCGTTGCCTATACGCCCAAGCCGTGTGCGTGGTAGGGGCTGATTTGAACATCTACGCTTGCCACAATACCGCCTACTCTAAACACGGATTAGTTGCAGGGATGCAAGACAGAAAGTTCTCCGATGCTTGGTTCTCAGACGAAGCAAGGAAATGGCACAAGGAATTTAACCCAAGCAAAGTTTGTAATCATGAGTGTGCAAACCATAACAAGGTGGAGCTATACGAAAAGCTGACCACCGATAGCTACGATTCTTTTGTATGAACAAACAAGAGCTAATTGATTTTGAGCTACGAATAAAGGCGGTCTTTGAGGAGGGCAAACTTCCCTACCTAATCCATCTATGCGGAGGGAATGAAGATCAGCTTATCGAGATATTCAAAGACATAAAGAAGGGCGATTGGATATTCTCTGGGCATCGTTCCCACTATCATTATCTTCTCGCCGGGGGTAGCCCTAAAAAGCTAGAGCAGATGATTCGAGAAGGACGCTCAATGTTTGTCTTTGATAAGGGGTTAAACTTCTACACCTCTAGCGTCCTAGCTGGCACTTGTGCAATCGCCGCTGGGGTGGCCTATCGCCTAAAGGAAGAACAGAGCAAGGCTAGGGTGTGGTGCTTTCTTGGGGATGGAGCAGAGGATGAGGGGCATTTTTATGAAGCGGTCAACTATGTTAGTGGATCAAGTTTACCCTGCCAGTTCATCATTGAGGACAATAATAGATCAGTCGATACGACAAAAGCAGACAGAGGGAAAGGCCGAATCGAGTGGCCGAGTTGTGTCACTAGATACGAATATGTTCCCACCTACCCGCACGGAGGCGTAGGGGCAAAAACGATGGTGAAGTTTGACGAATCTATTAGACCAATTTGGGATTGACACAAGCGATGAGTTTATGGCTGGCTCGATTGACACAACCTATTTCCTTTCCGATCTAAACGGGATGATTAAAGACTTGCACTCGTCCGTAACTGGATTGGGTTCTAACGCCGTCTCTGCCTCTGTAACCGATCTAACTACGGCAACTGACTTGGATATAGGGGGAGAGATTCTAAGGATAACACAGAGTCTTGTCGTTCCGGCTTCTTCAATTTCTGCCCCTACGATTGGGATGCTCTGCTCTGTTTCTGGCGTAGAACGAATGGTTGCGGGATTCTCCCAAAGTACAGACGGGGTTTCCTTTACAATCGAACTAGCCGACATCACAACCTAATGGCCTCGATTGAACGAGAGATTGAGAGGGGACTTCTCAACGCAGTTTCTGGCATCGGTGGAGTCAACTTCTTTACGAGTGAGAGGGGAACCGCTCGGACGATGCCCAACATCGTAGTTCAAGCAAGCATCGGAGGGGAAGAACTTGGGCCATTCACAGGTGTATTCAAAACCCCCGCCACACTCACCTACACAGAAAGAGCCGACACAATCAGCCGAACGGCTTTTGATGCAAAGTTCTATGACATCCTAGAACAGCTTTATCGATCGCCCGACCTTGCTAGCTACATAACCACAGCCACTAATATAACTTGTTATGTGGCAAAGGTAACAGGACAGAGCAACGCTATCGAGGCAAGGAACAGAACTTGGAATAGGGCTATCACTTTAGACATTACGGCGAGTGCAAAGAAATGAACCAGACCCCACAATTTAATGTAGAGGACGCTATCGGAGATTTGCTTTCTGGAATCTCTGGGCTGAATGTCTATACCACAAACCGCACCGGACTTAGACTCTTCCCTTTCGTCACAATCTCTGCCTCTATAAACAGCCAAATGCTAGGGAATTACACAGGGGTATATGATTTAAGCGTTGCGGTGAACTACTCCGACACGGCGGCCAAGATCACCCAAGAGGACTTTGACTCTGAATACTGCTCTGTCTTTGAGGCGTTCTATTCCGAAACACCTACCCTTGCTACTAAGATACAGAACACAATTTTAGACACAAAGATTCACATGGCCAGAATTGCAAGCCAAAGCCCATCCATTCGAGCCAATAAGAGGGCATGGCAAAGGGGCTTGACCATGAGCATTATCTGTACCCCCTCAGAGGTTGAGGATGGAATTAGGTATCTCGACTTCTCAGAACCACTTAACTCAATGTATATTGCCGTGATTTAACAAGGAAACAACCATATGGCCTTAGCAATTTTAGACGGCAATCAAACAGCAGTTACGCTAGCGACTACGGTTTCTGGTTCACAACATTTTCCCAATCATATCATTACCTCTGGCACGGTCACGGCGAATGTTGGTGGCGTGAGCAATATACTACTTGGCCCGCCGATAGCAGTAGCTTATAGTGATGAACCCTTTGGTGATGGTAGGAGGCTTGCGGTTGCAATAGTCGATAGTAACGGCTCTGAATATGGGAGCACTGGAACTGCGTTAAAAGTATCTGGAAGTGTTACTCTCGGAGCAGGCACAGAACAGATCGGAAGCGTCACCGCATCGCTCGCCATCTCCTCCACCGCCATCACCTCGGGCAGTTTTAGCTCGCTCACCTCAGCCACCCTCGTTCCCCGTAATACCGCCCGCAAGATGGCCACCGTCTACAATCTCGGGGCAGGGCAACTATTTGTAAACGCAGGGGCAACCGCCACAACTCTCGGCGGGGGATTTATGGTGGCACTTAGTAGCGGGGATTTCTACGAGTGCGATTATACGACCACGACTTTATCGGCACTTTTCGCCACCGCTGGCACGGCCTCGTGGGTTAGCCACTAGAAAAGGAGTAGGCAATGCCTCTTACAAGATCAACTTTTAGCGTTTTTATTCCCACAGCCGATACGGATGCGGCTTCGTATATTTCAAGGGTCGGAATCACAGATTTGCAAGGCCAGATAGACATTCATAACTTTGTAAAGGAATTAAAAAATCTTGGACTATACACGCTATTAACTTCGATCTACCTATGCCGCTCACGCCACAATAAGGGAAGCGGGACAACTTTATTTGATCTAAAAAACACCTACGATCTTACCGCTGTTGGTTCGCCCACTTGGTCTGATCTTGGAACTTTTTATGGTAGTGCTGGAAATGATTACCACGGAAGCGCATCAATCACAGCGGCAGTAGCACTATCTATTCTTGAGGTTGGCTGTTGCGCTCGATCTATAATTATAGCCGACAATCAAAGACCATTTACATACTCAGGCGGGGATGCTGGCAACAATTATTTTGCATTAAATATAGATACATCTGGATTACAATATTACATATTTTACACAAGAAATGCGGCCAATTACTTCGGTACAACAGGGGCTACTACAAATAGAAAATCTGCATATCAAAGCCTGCAGGCTTCTATGGGAGCAACCGTCCACGCACAAATTATTAACGGCCAATTAGTTTCGGCAACACTTGCAACATCAAAAAATCCAACTAGCACTCAAACATTTAAGCTTGGCTCATCTGCAACATTTCAAGGCTACATAGGTTACGCAAACTTCGGAACTCAAGAACTAACGCTAACGCAATTATCTGATTTAGAAATGTGCTACAACAACTACATTATGACAGGGCTGATGCGCTAATGCCCCTCCTACTCCTCACCCTTTTGCTCTGCTCCTGCTCGCCTAAGCGCACAGAGAACAATGTCCTGCCGAATTACGAGATGATGCAAGCCGCCAAAGATGCAGGTAAAACTCCATCAACCAAATGAGCAAGGACGAACAAGCCTGTAAAGTGCTACAATACCTTCTTGACGAGGGATTCGTTTCCTTAGGCTACATTGACGGAGAGCCAGCCGTTCACCTCACCACGAGCCTTGCAGACGCCCACAAAGCGATTCTAGGACTAGCTAAAGACTCGGCAGATTGGTGGAAGTGAGCGCCGACCAAGTAGCTGATCTGAGGGAGAGACTCGCTCGGATTGAAGAACGCCAGACAAATATAATCCAAATTTTAGAAAGGCACACTAGCGAGTTAGCCCAATGGTCTAATAAGATAAACACAAAGGTGGACACCCTTGAGAAAGAGTCACACACCATCAAAACTAAGCTATGGTTAGTTGCTTTGATCTCTGGTGCAGTCTTTTCTACCATATGGGAACTAATCAAGGCTCGCTTCTTTGGTAGGCATATTTGACACTCACAAACTACATTATGACCAACAACAAACTTTCTGAGGTTTTGAGCTAATATGCCAGCGGCCACAATCGGTACGGCGGGCTTGGTGTTCGGGTTGACTGCCGAAGCTGGAATCGGACTGGTTCAGAGCTTCTCTGAGGCTCGTAGCGTAGAGAAAAATGAAGTAAAAAATAATGCTGGGGATATTGTTGCGGTTGGATTTTTCAATCCCACAACTGCCTACTCCCTCTCCGTTGCCATTACTGGTACTTACAATGTAACGGCAGGGGCGGCTCTTGCGGCTCTCGCCAATGCAACCACTCTCGGCACCACCCGCATCGACTCCATCACCCTCAACAAGAGCAACGATGCTTTTGTGACTCTGGATATTTCTGCGACTGGCTATCCGAATGTAACCTAAAGAGGCAACCCGCTTCTTAATGAAATCCTAAGAACATGGAAGGCATCGCATATTGGGGAACGACGAATATCAAGGTGGCTAGTGCCGTGGCTGGGGCTGGTGGCAAGCTCCGCAGACTAGACCCAGTTTCGAGAACAATAAAAGCTGATGGTAGCTCACAGGTAACTTTCTGGTTTGAGGCTGGTGGCAAGGGGGCAGAGGTAAGGGCAGAGATGGAGTGTCCGTGGAGCGAGATGAAGTGCGACGAAGAATCCCCTATTAGATATGTGAGGGCGGCACTCGAGAACAGAGAGACGCTCTTGGGTCTTGTGAAGCGGTGTACCCCAGTGCGGGTGGTTGAGGTTGGGGGACAAACTTTGCTTGTGTCAGAAAACGCAACCTCAGATCAAAAAAGGGCGATGCTTAGGCACTTATGAACATATCCTTAGATGAAGAACTAAACTCGGCTTTTGTAGCTCCCAATAAAGAGTACATGGGAGAACCCCTAGCAAACTACACGGAAGGCTCTCGGTTACTGCTTATGCAAGTGCGAGACGATGCCGATAGTTCTATATACTTTATTTGGTCGTTCATCTTTATCCATTTACAACTATTCAAGAACCGCAAGGAAGCAACCAAACTAGCTTGGGATCGTGACTTGTTTCGTGAGAAGTTGCTAGAGTATATTGACGGCAAGACAGAGGAAGATCGAGCCGTTGCGATGAAGATTGTCTCTGCTATGATAGACGAGGCATCCAAGGGAAGGGTTGATATTATAGCAACACCCGGCCAAGGCGAACTGGGAAACGACTAACGCCAGCAGGAACAGCGAGCCTTGTGTTTCTGTTGGCACAAAGAACAGGATGGAGCATCGAATACATCCTATGGGAAGTGCCTCTGTCGTTGCTAGGCCAATCTAGCCACGCCTACCTATGGGCAAATGGAGTGAATTGCAGGAGACAAAGACAAGCCGATAGCAAAGAACTTAAAGAGCTAGAGTCGTTCCTCGGCTTAACATAACAACATTTTATATGCTTACGATTGACCTTCTAAATCAGACAAAGTTCGTCCATAAGCTCCAACAATACCAGAGCGTGAGCCGAAAGAATATGGCCGATGTTATCAATAGCAAACTTGGGGATGTTGCGGTAAAGGCTATTGGAACTACATATCGAACCAGTGCAGCGCAAATAGCTTCTGAGTTAGAGCGCATTGTTTCTTCCACAAAAACAAAAGGCGTATATAAGCCCCTTGGAATTGGAAAGAACGGCAAAATCATAAAACGAAAGATTGGTGTAAAAAAGATATTCTCCTCAAGAAACGAGAGCTATGTTGGAACATATAAACTAGTAAACTGGTTGCTTAAAAAGCGAAACCTCCCTACCCTTGGCAAGACAAAGATTGGCTTGGGTGGCCTAGGTATGGGTGGTAAGGCAACAAATATTGGACATCTAGCAAGGAGGCTTGTTGCTGGTCGCAAACGATCTGTTAATTATATTAGAAATGGATGGGCAGCGGCGGCCTCTGTCTTTGGGAAAAAGGCGGCACTTACAAGGGGGGATTATAGTAAGGAAGCAATCAAGAGACTTGGAGGGGGAAGCAAAGCAGATAATAAAAATGCATTAATGGAGGGCATTATTTTTAATCGAGCCGGAGACCTTGACACAAGATTCTATCCAGTAAGGAAGAGGGCTGTTTCTGGGGCAGTTAAGATTGGTGGCTCTGGACTTGCAGAGGCAGTGCAAAAAGTCATGAAAGACATGAATGTGTATCTTGCCAGACAAAATAAAAAAACAAGTGACAAGCTAGGATTGTAATATGGCAGACGCAACGCAAGAGCTAATGCTTAGAGTCCGTGGGGACAATAGCGGAGCAGATAAGGCTATTGCTCAAACCACAAGATCGCTTAGTGGCCTTAAGGTGTCTGGAGAGAAGGCTGGTGGAGCATTTAGAAAATTTAGTCAAACTCTTTCTGAGGCAAGAACAGGGGCTGATGTTGCCGCTGGTGCGGCAGATAGTCTTACCAGTATTATTGGAAAGTCGTTAGTTGGGGCAGTTGCCGTTGGTGGAGTTAAGTTGTTTACCGACCAACTCAACAAGATGTCTGAGTCCGTAAAGGAATCTGCTGTTGCGGCCTCAAAAGCATTTGATGATATAGAAAAATCTAGTGGGTCTATGACCCTTGCGGAAGCTCAATCGCAAGTTAAGGGACTAGAGGCAAACATTTTATCTCTTCAAACAAAACTAGACGACCTAGATAGAAGCCCGTTCCAAAACTTTATTGCAAAGGCAACTGGCGCAAGGCAATCGCTTGAGGAACTGCAAGCATCACAAGAAAGATTAAGAGACACCGAACTTGCGGCGGGTCTAATGAGCCAGAACATTTCAGAAACAAAGTTGGCCGCCCTAAATGAAGAGGGGAAGGCACTTGAAAAGATAAATCAAGAGTATCGAGACAGAGATAAAGTTGCCGCAACAATGACCGATAAGCCCGCACAGGCTCAATATCAAAGCGAAAGCGCAGATAAGTTTGCCCGAGACAGATTTGCCTTAATTGATAAACAGGCCAAAGCGCAAAGAGACAAGCAACAGGCGTATGATGAAGAGGTTTTTAGGGCTGAGATTCAGGCCAATATATATGAAAGGAAGTTCAAAGAAAATGCAGATAAAGAGGCGGCAGATAGAAAGAAAGCAGATCAAGAGGCTGCACACAAAGAAGAACTCTACAACATAGAAGAAGCATCAAAGATGCAGGAAGATGCTGATAATACAAAATTTCAGCGTCTTATGAGGGACGCAAATAGAGCAAGAGAAGAGCAGAAAAAGACACAAGATGCGGCCAAGAGCGGCCAAGCATTAAGCGGCGGCCTATTAGGAGCAAGCAAGGGAGGCCAGCAAGCCCTTGATTCAGCTAGGAAAAGAAGAGAACAAGAAAACAAGCGAAGCGATTTTAAGACACAAGAAGCCGTTTTTGGCAAGATGACCCAGGAAGAAAATGCGAAGAGGAAGGCGCAGGGGCTAGCCCCAATCACACAGCAATCAATGAAAAAGAGGGTGGCCACGGAACAAGCCGCAAGAGAAGCCCCCAGCCTAGCCAATCAAATTGAAGGTGCGATGACTGGCGTTGACCCATCTCAAATTGCCTCTGGACTAGCGCAGAGCAAATTTCAAAAACAAATTGACCCATCTAATATTGCTGTTGGACTAACGCAGAGCAGATTTGAGAAACAAGGAAAAGGTATTCCTGCTGAACTTGCCCCCGCAACTAGCAAACTTGGCGAAGAAACGAAAAGCCAGACTCCCGAATTGCTTACCGCTATTCAATCCTTAGTTGACCTAATGAAGTCTGGAACACTCGTAAAATAATATGGCAAGCGTAATTATCGGCTCGGCAATCAACACCAAGGTTTTACAGAGGCAAAATTTCTCTAAAGAACCCAATGGACTAGAGACAGTTATTGAGGCATACGCAATTAAGACATCCAATAGGGACACGGTTGTTCCAAATAAGGGTGTGCTCCATTCTGCTTTTTCATCCTCTACAAAAACATACACTAGAATGGTTGTGGAATCCGTCTCAACAGAGGAACAAGATGGCGGGATAACACAAATGCTTGTTACCTATGTCGGGTTAACCACCCTAACTGGGTTGCCACCAGCAATAGTTCGACTAATACCTACGGCTGGGGCTGGAATTTTTGGGCCAGACATGATTGTTGAGGTAGAACTTGTAACCGATAAAAGCGAAACAGAATTTGCAAGGTCGGGGGCTGGTGGATTATCTGGGAAAAGTACGAGAATTTCTGGTTTAGCTCGCCGCTTTATTCCAGAAGAAGTCAATGGAACAAGGATGCCATCAAACCCAATAGAACCATTTAACAAGTCAGGCGTTTATTTTAGTCAAAATTATTATGGCTATACACAGCAATCTCTATCGTGCGACAAGCGTGGGCTTTTCTTGATTGGAAGAGTTACCTACGCAGAAGAAATTTTTACAATTACATCTGGATGAAAGAGCCAAGCCTAAGAGAGTTGCAAGGGACATCTATCCTTACAAAAGATTTTTTCAATAGAATCATACGAAGAATTGAATGTATCAAGCCTCTCGCTGGTTCTGGGGTAAGTATTACCCAAGAAGATAATGGAATTACAATATCTGCCTCCGGTGGAATTAGCGCAGTAACCTATCAGCTCAATGTCTGCTCAAACGGAACGCCAGCCACTATAATAGTTTATGGAGTCTAGTTCAAGGATATTGACAACAAATAGAACATTATGGCACAGAGCATAGACTTTTATATTGATGTAACGAACGGAACGCTGATTGCGGCTGGGTCGGCGCGGAATGGCTCGCTCCCTACATTCACTAGAAACGACTCTTACAATTTTCGGGTGCGGTTACAGGAGAGAGACACAAGCGGATTCTTGCGAGACTTAGACACAACAAGCTCGTCAGTTAAACTTGGAATCGGGGGGATTGATGACGGCCCTACATCTGGTGCTTTCAAACTTGTTATCAACAGCGTAACATCAAATGCAATCACATATAATGCAGACGAAGCGACCGTTGCCAGTTCTATTTTTACCGCTGTTTCAAATAATGTTGCAACCGTAACCACCTATGGGAACGAGCCAGACGCATACATTTTAACTGCAACACAACCAAATACGGCGATGTCTTTTAGTGGGTCTAGCTTCACTCTGTTTCCAACCACTTCTGTTATTATCAATACTCGGCGTTTTCCTGCCGCATCAATTCAAGCACAGCAAGTAATCCGATTAGTTCGAAACCCCGCTGTTTACTCTGATACTTTTGTTGCATCTTCTACCGCTGGAATTGTTTCCCTAACAAAATTGCAAGATGGTTCGTCTACCCAAAACGAGACTTACGATCTAGCTATTGGCTCAGACGCAGAGGGCGGTTCTGTCATTCTAAGCTACGGAGCAAACAGCACAACGGCGATTGCGATTGGTTCAAATGCGGCAAGTTTCGCCGAGGCTTTAAGTGCAGTCACGGGCATAGGGTCTGGAAACATCAGCGTAGATACGGGAAATAACTCTGGCAATTATAGCATTTCTTTTGTCCGTGATCTTGGACTTCAAAACATAACAACAGCCCTAATTGTAGATGCAAGTGGAGTTATCTTTGGTTCATTTTTGCAAACAACCGTAACCCTTGCAACCGCAGAGCTTGACGAATTATTTGCGGAAGCTGGTACGGACACGATCACCCCCACGATTGAGATTGAGTTAACGCAAGGTGGAACACCTAAGACAGTTCTTCAAAGCCCGATAACAGTCCGACGCGATCTTATCACCACCGGATCGGCCATTCCCGCCGCCCAAGCGCAATACTACACCAAGGCAGAAGTTGATGCGGCGTTCTTGCCCACGACGACTACCGCCTTTTTAAGTAACGCAACTACTGGATTTAATCTAAGTGGGTTTAATCGTTCGATTTTAAGCTCATCAGGCGTAACCAGATTTAGCGCAAATCTCACTGGGTTAGGCTTTTTTGGCGTCACGCCAGTACTCCAGCCCGCAAACATTAATGTTGTTTCTGGTCTAATCAATCTTGGGCTTTTAGCAACTGGGGTTAGCTACGGAGTGTTCCCACAAAGCGTAGACACGGTTACAACACTTGCTTCTGTAACATTTGGAACCGTGAATGGCAACGACCAGCATTATCGTGATGTGGTTGTGACTGGTGCGGCAGTAAATGATATTGTTTTGATTGGACTGCCCGCCGCAGTTTCAGCGGGAGCAGTCATTCAAGGCGTGGCGTATAAAGCGAATACCGTCTGTCTTTCTTGTTCTAACTCAGACAATGCGGCCATCAACATTAACACCGCCACCTACCGAATCACCGTCATCGGTTACTAACTCTGGGCTGATGCCCTAACAAAATCCTGTGGCTCAGATTTTGACGGCTCAGCCATTTCCTTTTACTCATTACGATGCCGAGGCTGGCGGGTATGTTCCCTGCGGAATTACCTCGGGTCGATATGTCCAAGGAACTGTAACCGAAATGATGAGGCTTTATTGGAGGGTAAAGAGCTTTAGCGTTTCTGGTTCATATACAAACTATGCATTTGATGATCCATCTTTTCCTTTTAGCACCAGCTGGTCGGGAACGATTACTTCTCAAGCAACTTCAGAAACTGGCTTAGTGTGCGGAGCTGGAATGAATCAGAGCATTACCGTTAGTGGGCGAATAAATTCTGCCGACTACTATCAATTTGGTTTTGTTGGTTCTGATTTTTATTTTAATTCAGAACCAAATCAGGCAGTCGTAAAATTGTATGGCAATTTTAATTTTGATACAGACCAAGATGATGCTGGGGGAATAACCACAGCCGTTGGGGGTTCTTTGTCCCCTTTTCTGATAGACGGATTCCAAGTATATGAGGCTGGGTCAGCAGTTAATTTTGATGCCGTTGGATTGATAACAGGCTTTTCCGCAACATTTACTGCAAGTGTTTTATGGCCTTACGAAGCCTAGCCCCTTGACACCCTCCCAAGGTATGCAACAAATCTTAACCTTCATTCAGTCTCAAGATGTATTCGCTTGGGTTGGTGCGTTGGTTGCCTTGCTCTCTGCCGTGATCGCCGTGGCCTCTTTGATTCCGGGTGACGAGCCAGAGAACACCCTGCAAAAGATTGTGGATTTTCTCGCCAAGTTCTCGAAGAAGTAGGTTATGATTGAGGCCGCAATCGCCTCGCTTGCAGGAGTTGTTGGAATCCTTTTCTGGTGGCTTAAGAATAGAGCAAAGACGAGGACTGAAAGAGACGATGCAGAAATTGAATATCGCCGTAGGGTTAGGGATGCTGACCTTGATAATTGGTGGCGGTCTCGGCCTTAGCTCTTGCGCCTCGACTAACTACACCTACACCGCCCCTTCCCCTGCCGACATTCCAGAACTAATTATGGAATGGGACAGACTTGAAAGAACCATCGGCCTAGTGAAGCCTGAGTTTAGGGAGCAGTACGCCAAAGCACTCAAAGCACTTAGCAACGCCATCGCAGAACAAGAGCGGTGGAGAGCAAGAGCCGAAAATAAATGACGATCAAAGAAGCCTCAGACAGATCGAGGGGGCATATCAAAAACCTTGAGCCTAGTTTCGGGGATAGAGTTTCAAGGTGGTACTCGGAACTAATAAGCAAAAAGATTCCAGTTCTGATCTATTGCTCATCCAGAACGCCCGAGGAGCAAGAGGAGCTATACGCCCAAGGCCGAACAAGGGCGGGGAGGAAAGTCACCAACGCCCGTGGAATACCCCCGCAATCGCTCCATATCGACCAAGGCAAGGGGAGTCACGCCATTGACTATGTTCCTTTGTCTCTTAGTTCTACAGGCTCATTTATCGCCGCATGGGACGATTCAGAGACATATGCTATTTGCCAAAAGATCGGGGAGAAGTATCAGCTAAGACACTTGGAATGGGAGGAACCCCACATGGAAGATGGATTGATTTCTGGATGGCGGGAGCTAGTGACTCCACAGAAAGCAACACTAATTGCAAAGAAAAGTATTGTGAAAAAGAGTCCGTGGGCTAGTAGATAAAAAGGATGACAGGCGTGAAGGTTGTGGCGAGTAACGAATTTACGGAGAAACACGCCTATCACCTTTCGCAAATTCAACTTGCAACGATTGAGGCAATCGAGACCAAGTACCGAGCTGGCCAAGCTGAACACGGAGCAAGTGGCCCATTGTGGGCTATGCCGACGATTAGTGTAACGGAAAATTCTATTGCCGAATCGGTAGACCAAATATCATATCTGATGACGCTTCGTGGCCAAATTAAAATAATCTACGAGCTTGCACGATTGGGAATGGAGGATGAAGACTTGTGCGCTACAACCGCAAGGGATTCGTGCAAAAAGATTTTCGAGATGATGGGCGGGATTAAGTGAAGCCCATTAAGTTTGTGGCCGCCGGCGATGTTCACGGCGATGAGCAAGACCCGACTACCATCAAAGCCCTGCTCGCCTTTTGTGCCGAGTACAAGCCCGACCTAGTGGTGAACCTCGGAGACAACTGGGATTTCCGAGCAATACGCCGAGGGGCAGACGATACAGATCAGGCATCCTCCCTTCAGATGGATTGGGATTCTGGGGAGGAGTTCATTCGAGAGTTCTTCAAGTTCGGCCAAGAGCGAATCTTTCTTAGGGGCAACCACGATGAACGCATCTTTGATATGAGCACGAATGTCCGAAGCGGAGTGGCGAGGGATTACGCCTTGGATGGGTGCAACAATATTGAGACGATCATGAAGGAGACGAGGGGGAAGATGTATCCATACGACTCAACGGCGGGAGTATATAAGAATGGCTCGCTCACATTTGTTCACGGCTATGGGGCTTCGATGCATGGAGCAAAACAACACGCAGACGCTTACGGAGCAGGGGCAGTTCTATTCGGCCACACCCACGCCATCGACTACTTCAAAAGCGTGAGCCTCGATAGCCGAGAGGCATACAATATCGGCTGTTGCTGTAACAAGACCCCATCATATACGAGAGGCCAGATGAGACGCTTGCGCTGGCAACATGGATGGGCTTTCGGATTGATTCACGAGCACGGCCACGATGTATTCCAAGCCAAGGAGCGCAACGGAAAGTTCATCGTGCCTACCAACATGAAAACATTTTGATGAGTGGCTGGGTCAAGGCACTAGAAAAGTATATCTCTACCAAAGGAGAAGAAGTTATTCCTCCGGGTTGGCAGACAAGAAACGAGATCGCTAAAATTTTTGGTCGCACTCCCTCCACAACCTCAAGAATAATTGCGGAGATGATGCGAGAGGGAAAAGCAGAGACAAGAAAGTTCAAGGGGGCTGTTTACGCTGGTGAAAAGAACCAAAAGAAATTGCAAAAAGGCGGGCCAAGGCAAAAATATCTTCGCCTAACCCCATACTTTCGCCTTATTCCCCCTAATATAAAGCCCCCAGCATCAAAGAGTTACAAACAATCGTCAAGATAAGATAAAATAAAGGTGGACAAGGTGGGAGGGGTGGTATAGATTCGCAATATGCAAATGACCATAGCGGAAAAGACGGAAACCAAATCATACTCTAAACAAACCCACTCCTTTACTGAGGATGGACAAACGATCAACGCCATAGTTTATGGTGGGCTAGATCACCCAAACGATATCAACGGAAATATACACATCGTTGATCTTGGCGAAGGCCACGAGGGAGGACGCTATATGCTGACCCTTGAAAATGATGGATGGCTTTCTGATGATTTGAAAGACCTTGAGCCTCGCCTCTTTGAATGGATGAGGACTGAGGGATACGAAGAAGATTCTAAATAACCCCAACCAAGAAAGAACCAACCACAAATGAAAAGTCAAGTTCAATGGGCATACAGAAAAGGCAAATGGGCAACAAAGCTCTTTGGAGTTTTGTATTGGGTCAAGGCCAACAAAAAAGACCTATGGCACATTTCAGACAAACTAATGAACGCTATCCGCAATCGTGATGAATCCCCGATTGCATATCGGGAATGGACTTACTGCAAAAACTTTAAGGAGGTAACAACCAAATGAACAAACTTCTCCTCTCATATATCGCTGGCCTCGTGATCGGTGCTGGCTCGGTGCTAGCCATCGTGGAAATAGTATTCACAAGATAAAAGATTTATCTTTACACCCCAGAAATCCTTCCTAATAATACGCAAATGAAATCCCCGCTACCAGCAAGACCAGTCGCTTGTGCTCACAATGTTTACGGCGAAGAGTACTCCGACTACATCCACCAGCCCAAGGCGAATGGGTGGCGGTTCTTATTAGACCAAGCAACAGGACTCGTTACCAATCGGCACGGCGTGAAGGCCAAGAACTCCGAGCTAGTTCTTGAGCGGCTCAAAGGAATCGAGATCAAGGCACGATATATTGATGGCGAGATAATGGGGATGCGGACTAGGTCGGCAAAGGGAACGATCATCTTGATTGATGCGTTCGACCCAGCCAACCCTCTCCCCATATCCGAGAGGCTCAAGCTGATTGAGGAGATCGAACCCGCCAGCTACGAGGTGAAGGCCAACGCTCTTCTCCGCATGCCTCGCCTCGATCACGACAAACTCCAAGCGTGTTGGGCAGAGATGGATTACCAAAACCAGAAGGCGGGGGAAGTTCTTTGGGAGGGATTTGTTTCAAAGGACGATCAGAAATATCCTTTCATCACCAACCCCGCTTATTGCTCACCCCAATGGCACAAGATGAGGATACGATGGTAGAAATCTTCCTCCTCGTTTTCTTTGTGTTGCTCGCAATAAATGGCATCAGAGTTATCGGCAAGTATCTTGCTGAGAGTGCCGCTGAGAAACAACGGCAAGAGAATCGCTTGCTCCTTGCGCTCGATAGATTGAACAGATTACAGGCAGAAAAGAACGAACTAAAATATCCAACTCCTCTATTCAAGGGCGAGTGGGCGGGGAGAAATTGAAGCCCTCTGCCAAGTTGGAGTTGCTTTGGATGGTACTGAGGGGGCCGAAGCTCACCCCCGAATACAAGTTCGATGCAAAGCGGAAGTTCCGATTTGATTTCTATGTGGAGTCGAATGGATTGAAGGTGGCCATCGAACTTGAGGGCGGGGTGTTTATCCGAGGCCGTCACCTACGACCCGGAGGATTCTTGCGGGACATGGAAAAATACAACCTCGCCGCCAGCAAAGGCATCCTAGTTTTTCGCATCCCCTCCCACGACATCTCGCACAAATGGCTTTCCCCGATAGTAGAAACCATAAAACAAGGAACAACCAAATGAAGAAACCAAAGAATACAAAAGCAACGACAGAACCAAAGACGGAAATCAAAGCAGAATCCATACCCGACACGGAGCATGACCAGAAGAAAGACTTTTCTTTCATGCGCTTCCCCGACTCAGTTCGGCGGGAGCGTGAGGAGTACGGACACTACAACAGCAACCCCAACTATTGAACCCAAAGGAATAACCAAAATGGAATTAGCAACCACCAGTAACGGAGTCTCCAACCATATTCGTCAAGCGACTGATGTGGCTGGGGCTTGTAGAGAAATAGTAAAGCAGACTTGCCAGCGCATAGGCCAAAAGGATTATGTGCGAGTTGAGGGATGGCAAGCCATCGCAGTAGCCCACGGATGTGTGGCAAGTGCAAGAGATGTTGAGAGGCTCGAAGATGGGTATCGGTGCATCGGCGAAGTAAAGAGGATGGACAATGGCCAAGTCATCTCAAGCGCCGAGGGGTTCTTGGGTGATGACGAGCCTATGTGGGCAACCCGCCCGACCTACGCCAAGCGAGCGATGTGCCAGACGAGGGCAATCAGTAGGGCTTGCCGCTCTGCCTTTGCCCATATCGTAGTTCTGATTGACCGCAACCTTAGCACAACTCCGGCGGAAGAAGTTCCGCACGGCGGATTCGACAACGAGCCACTCAACACAATTAAGAACGAACCACCCCCCGCCAAGATAACTAAAGCAGAGGTGGCTGAGATCACGGCTCAACTAGTCAGCGAGCAATCGCCAATGACCGAGAAGCGGGACATGGTTCTAAAGTTCGGCAAGCATAAGGGTTCGAGCCTAAGAGAGATCGCCAAGTTCCCAAGTGGCAAGGGGCTGGACTATCTCGATTGGCTTTCAAAGCAAGAATTGAAACCCGCCGCCGATGGTAAACCATACTCAAATGATCTACTGCGGAATGAAATCATCGCTGAGATATTGGCAGAAGAAGACAAAAAAGATGCAATTCCATTCTAGTATTCCAAAGACACTATCAATAGGGGCGACTCTCCTCCCCGACCTTTCCGCAATTCTGCGGGAGGGTTTGAGGATGGCAGAGGCCAATGAACGGAGTCGATGTGCCGAGTTAGTTCAACAGATTGCAGACAGCACAGAAGATCAAGTGATTAAGGATATACTGAACGACATCGTGCTAGCCATAAGGAGGCTACCCGCAAATGTCGATTGATGTCCAAGTTCCGAAAGTGAAGTGGACGATGCTTCAATGGAACCCAACCAAAGAAAGACCAGACAACTATGCGAAAATCTTATTGGATCGAGACGGCGAAATACTGGGAGGGCGGTATATTCAACCGAACTTCTATATCGGGGATTGGCAAGTGGCTACGGGAATTATTCAATGGGCGGCGTGGCCGCTCCCACCCAAATGATAAGTTTCCTTTTTTCCACGCTGAAACTATTGGTCGAAGCTGGAATGGCACTCGCCTTTTCATTCGGAGTTTTTCTTGGAGTGGCATTTCTGCTAGGAGCATTGTGGGATGCGACAAGAAAGTGGCTAAATAAATGAGCGTTAAAAGATTAAGCCTATTGAACGACCTCCATAAAAGCATCATCGGAAGGACGAAAGAACTATGGGCAAGCCTTAGCCCAGCCCACCAGAAATCCTTTGAAGATGTTCGAACCCACCTAGACTTTTCCCATAAGGTAACGAAAGAACTTCTAGCCCGAGCCAAGACCTACCGGGAGCGGGACAAGGAGAAGCGCAAATGAAGAGAGATAATTTCTGGTTTGCCTTTGAGCCGAACCGCTGGCTCTCTAACGAAAAGCTAGCCTTGGTGAGCCTTAGCGCGAAAGGGCTATGGATTCACCTCCTATGCCTAATGTATAAAGCCGAGGCCGAGGGCAAGCTAACCATCAATGGCAACCCGCCCACCCCAGAACAGATAAGCAGAATGATCGGAGAAGATGCAAGGCCACTACTCAAAGAGCTTGAGGTTTCAGGGGTTTATGAGTTGAAAGATGGGGCTATATATCACAAAGGAGTAGCTACTGGATTGGCCAAGATGAAGGATAGATCAGACGGCTATGCTCGAAGGATGGTCAATAGATGCTCCCAAGATGCTCCCAAGATGAACCATCTTGAGCCCCAAGATGAGTCATCTATGGTATATAATAACAATTACAATAACAATAAGAGTAAGAGAGAGACAAAGAAAGAGGGCTTGCGCCCCACGCGCTCTGATTGGTTGGCTTATGGTAAGGAGATTGGATGGGGGACAACGGATGCAGAGTCGGCTTTTGATTATTACGAAAGCAACGGATGGAGGATTGGGGGCAAGACCCCCGTGAAGGATTGGAGAGCGTGTGCCAGAAATTGTCAGCGAAGGAATCAAACAACCAACAAGAAAGGGAATCAGCCAATGAATGATAACCACAGGAATAGTTGCTACTCACCGCCCACCTACAAGGTTATGGGCTTTAAGTGTCGCGAAGATTGGGTGAAGGCGGGTTGCCCTTGAACTCAATGCTTACAGCTCACCTAGTGCTACCCGCCGCCATCCATAGAATCAAGATGCTTGAGGAAAGAATGGCTGGGCAAGATGCACAGATAACCCAACTAGCGGGGATGATCGCAAGGGCAAAGGAGGACGGAGGCCAAGGGCAGATTGATAAACTAGCGACTATAATAGACAACATTCGCCTTACAATACCCCTTAAAACGATCAGCCAGCATATCCAAGGGGGGCATAGCCCACTCGAAATACCCAAGGAGTTACTGCCTACGGTTGGGAAGTACCGGACTAGGAGTAACCGAACCTATGAAGTTGTGAAGAAGCGATGGGCTTTATGGAAAACCCAACTCGATGCTGGGGCTGGTGTGGCTGAACTCGCTAGAGCTTGGGGATGCGATAGGGGAACGGTTCTCTACGCAATCCGCAACGACTTCACCCCATCTAAGGGAAACCCAATCAATAGAAAGATCAGCCTAACTAGGAAGCGAAAGAAAGGGATGTTCGTATGATCACAATAACAGAACAATACGAGCTACCCTTCGCCCGAACCACTCACCCAAAGCAGAGTGACGGCCACGACCAGAACGCCAGAATCCTAGCGCACCTAAA